ACCACCTTGACCAAATAACAAAGGAAAAGCTCCACCAATAGCTGCACTGGATAAAGTATCTCTTCTAATTCTTCTATCAGAAGCAGTTCTATTCCTTCTGAATTGAGCAAATCTAAATCCAGGAGATTCCTCTATTGCTCTTCTTTTATCAGCAATTTTTCTTCTTCTAATGCTTCTAGTTGCTTGTTCTATACTTTTTCTTTGCCTTTCTAACTCTCTTGTGTTTTCTTTATTTATTTTTGATTCACGACTAAGAATTGTTATACGTTTTTCTGACGCTGCAAGAATCTGTTTTGCTAAAGGTAAATCTCCTCTCTTAACTGCATTTTCGGCTCTAGTTAATCTACCTTTTATTGCAGCTAATCTTGTACCTTTAACGTCTAATTGATTTATTCTATCTCTTGTTTTTTCAATTTGATTTAAAGCATTACTTTGAGAAGTTAATTGCCGTGTTCTATCTACACTTCCTGCTGCTGATTTGCCACCTGTTTTAGTACCACCTACTTTATTTACATCATTAACTAAAGTTTTTAAAGTTTGTAACTTTTTTATAGCATTATCTAACTGATCAAAGCCCTTAAAAGAAAATACTATCGGAGCTTTTGTCTCAGCCACAACAAATAATAAAAATTACCTTTATTCTAGCTTATCTCCTTCGTTTTGCTTTTTCAAATTCTTTTTCTTGTTCTTCATTTATTACTTGAAAATATGCACTCCACCCTATAAGTTCTTCTAGTGTCATACTTCTTACCTCTACAAGACTCTTACCTAATTCCTTCGCAACACCAAACTGCAACATCATA